GTTGTCAGTCCAGTAACAGCTTCTCCACCTAAGTTAGCCCCACCAGAAAAAGCACTGTTACCGCCAATTGGCAAATTACTACCAACGGAACTAGCACTTACTGCGTTGCTCATTGGGTTTAACTGCTGTAACTGTTGAAAATATGCAGGTGACCCAGCTTGTGCTGCTTGTGCTGCTTGTGGGGCTAAGAGTCCAGAGTTACCTCCACCAGTTAATGATGCAAATGGGTCAGGGGTAGAAGCCAAGCCAGTTAAACCACCACCGCCACTTCCACCCATGCTTAGTGGTTCCCAAGGTGCCCCAAACATACTACTAGATAGTGTCCCATCCTTACCTATTGCGTAACCGGGTTCCATGTTCATCACATTTTTACCGAAATTACCCAAACCAGTATTATAGCCGCTTATCTTTTCCGGTATAGTCTCACCACCAATAGTCCAAGGCTTTCTTTCTTTAATAGCATTTCCTGCTTCGTCAATATAGGCTTCTTTCCCTTGTGTAAAATCAAATAGACCTGTCCCACCTTTGTAAGCCAAACCTGCTGTAGTTAAATCCTCAATAGCATTTGACTGCTGGAATGGTGGAGCTTGCACACTGCTAACGGAACCTGACCCACGGTTCATAGGTGTTCTTTGACCTTGAGAAACAGGCCCAGCTAGTTGGCTTAGATTTCGTCTACCTCTAGCCATTCTTCTGCGTTGTTCTTGTTCTCTTTGTCTTCTGCTTCTTAAAGCCATATTAAAGTCCCATTATTCCACCAAGAGCGGCAAGACCACCTACGCCTTGACCCAATTGGCCTGCTAATCCTAGTCCACCACGTTCTGCTGAAGCAGTTGTCGTTCCACCGTAGTTACCTTGAATTAGATTCATGTAATTCTGCAATTTCTGATCTTCTACATTTTGACCGAACTGATATCTGTTTATATCTTCATCTAATTTCTGTTGAGTCATTTCTCGCTGCCCATAACCTACATCCCCAAGACTTGTCATCATGTCAACAGGTGCCTGTGCTACTGTTGGATAAGCTCCTAGTCCACCCCCAAGTCTACTCGTGATTAATGACTCTCCACCCAATGCAGGGTTAAACGCTCCACTTGCCTGACCTAATGATTCTTGTGCCCTTTGGCCCCTAGATTGTTCCATCAATTGAGCGGCTCCCATCTGCTGTTGCTGTGCAGAATTAAAAGCATCCATATAAGATTGATTAGAAAAGTCAGCGATTGAACGTCCCACTTGACCTGCTGCGTTACCTGCTGCTATATCACCACGAGAACTTCCCCCCGGTTGATACGCTATTTGACTAGCTCTTAACGCAGGCATAACTTGCTCTTGAAAATTACCTACTGCGTCATTAGTAAAACTGTCGATTGCTTGACCAATGAAAGGATTTTGCTGAACGCTGCCTGACAACATCTGTTTCATGATAGGACTTGCGTTTGCTTCATCTAAAATAGGTGCCCCAGTAAGATTTGCTGAATTCTGTAATGCTCCTTGACCGAACTCACCTAAACCTCTGGTAGCGTTAAATACTGGATTACTGTAAGGGTTAGCAAGCATCTCTCCAGTCAGTGCGTTTTCTGCACCAAAACTCATAGCCGCAGGTCTATTGCCTGTTGTATAATCTATGACTCCCTGTTGCATCGCAAGCTCGTTAGAGTTAAAAGGAGCAACGGTATTACCGGGAAAAAAGTTAGGCTGTTCTGAACCTAATCTACTTTTGGCAGCTTCAAAACCAGAAGTTAAATATGGCTGTTGACCACTCCACGGATCTGCTTGTTGTACTGTATTGGTAGATTGACCTCCCCCACCACTACCGCCGCCTTTTCCTCCACCTACTGCCGGAAGCTGACCTGTGATTAAATAAAAATCATGTGCTTTTTTACTAAGTATTGTTTGCATTTGCTCCTGCTCCAAATAAGCTAGTTGGTGCCGTACCCCATCCCCCTGAGTTTAAACCAAAAGATTGAAAAGGTTTATTAGCACTTGTATTCGCCCCAGCACCAAAATTTTGATTCATTCCTATTGATGGCATTGTTGGCATTGGGCCTTGACCCCGTGCGTTTGCTATTACTTCTGCGTCTGATTGGTTTCTTCCTTGACCCAAGTTGCCAAAAAAAGATCCCATTCTGCCTAGATAATCATTGATGCTTTTAAACTGCCCATCGAGATAACCTTTCTGATCAAATACAACAGGAGTTGTTGATTGATATTGTTGGTTATCATATCCGTCAGCCGATGGATCCCAAACTTTTCTTGTTAATGTAGTAGGATCTCCACCTGTCGTGAAGTCTTCTCTTGTGCTTTGAAAGGGTGAGTAACTTGGGACATCGTTGTATGCTTGTCCTGTCATCATTGGGTTTTTGCCCATAGTATTTACTGCATCAAATAAACTTTGAAATTGATTCCCAGTGTAATCTTGGAACTGTCCTGCCCCAGCATCCTGTTGGTTTGCGTTATAATCCCTTAGATTTTCTTGAAATTTACCGTAGGACGGACTTAAACCATCTTGGTTCCCTTGGTATACTGGTGCTTGACCTAATTGATTTTGATATTGGTAAGGACTGTATTGAAGTGGTGTAAAATTATAAGCCATTATATGTCTTTCCTACAAACTTGATAAATCTGTTTATAATCTAGTTCAGTTAATTTTTTGGCTAACCCTTTTCTTGCTAGTGTTTCCATTTGTACACAACCTTGTTCTCTTGCCCAATCTTCAAATATCGGTGTCTGGGCTTGCCATAAATCCATACTTAAGCCACCCATGAGTACGACTCTGCAAATCTTCTTATTCGGGTGAACTACAATTTCTGTACAACCTGCCATCACAACATCGTGAGTAGAAATATCGTACAACACCCATAACTGCATTGCTCTGTCAAGTAAGAATTGAAGAACATCGTCAATTTTAAATTCATCATCGCTATGCTCCAGTGCTTTTTCTAAATGAGGTTTAGCCTGATCCCATATGGCTTTAACCATATCTTGGCGAACACCCATTAAAGCAACATCCTCTACTGATTTTACCATATATTTGTGCTTAAAACCCTAGAACTAAAGACTTACCCATTTATAATATGCCAGTTGTTGCCGTCTGAAACAATTTCCATAACATCATATTGGCTAGACAAGGCTTTTGTTGCCGCTCCGTCTATAGTTTGTGTGCTGCTGCCATCAACCGTAATAGTCCCAGTTCCTGTGTTTTTGATGACTAACCGTCTGCCTGCATTTATCTTGTTTCCAACTTCGTCTGTTTGCCCACCTGCATCATAAAGATTAACAGTAAAAGCACCATTACATAAGATAACATCATCATAAATTGTTGCTGTGTATGTGTCTGTTTTTATAGGGCTAACTCCCTTTTTAGGGAAGTATTCATCCGACAGTAAATCTATGGAAAATGATATTTTATTAAATTCATCAATGAAGTAATTTCTTCTGTATTCTTCTGGTGGCTCGTACTGTCTGTATTTAACATTACTAAATTTTGTATAATCTACCATTAATTTTTACCTGCTGGCACCACATCCATATCATAACTATTTAAACGCCAAGCCACATCGGTTGTAGACTCAACTTTAAATCCCAATAGTCTTCCTGTTACTCTACAGTCTATTTTGTAATCAGTAGAAGGATCAAAAGCAAACGGGCCTTCCCAAGTTGTAGGCTCATTAGGACTCATTTGTTTGCCAACATAAATATTAACTGGGCCGCCATCCATACTTAGCCTCACACCTTTGCAAAATTTAATAGTGTCCATGCTGTCAAAAAACAACGATTCACGAACAACATTAGCAGTCATATATTCAGTGCCAACATTGTTACCTGAATCCGCTAAGTATATTTCTCCGCTACCACCCAAAGGGCCGGGAGATGCCATTAACAGTCTTGTTTCGGTAATATTGAAGGTAGTGCTTTCATCCCATTGACCCAGTGAGTTATCCCAAGTAGATCCACCTGTCCAAGTGGTACTATCACCGCCACCCATAATAGTAGGTACGGCTCCTGCATGTATATATGCTACGTTAGGCAAATCTCTTAATCCGATGCTGTTGTCTTTCCAATTCCATACCACTGCTTTATTAGCATAGTCAGCAGTCCTGTCTGGGTAACAAGCCCATATCTCTGATCTTTGGAAATAAGGGACTACAAAACACTTGTCAAAATTAGAGGTATTTATATTGTTGAATACTTCTCTACGCATACGCTGATCCAACACGCTAGTTAAGTTTTGTCCATCATTAATAAAACAATCATTAATACCAAAAACAAAATGACCATTGTTTATTTCAGCCATACAACGTCTTGACAAGGCACCTGTCGTTTCACTAATTTTGTAAAATCTAAAAACAAACGGTGGGCCAATAAACTGCATTCCCCATATACTGTCTTCTTTGTAGATAACAAAAGTATCTCTAAGCTCTGCCCCATCGATAACAACTCCGGGTGTATCAGCAAGCTCATATTCACCTGAATCTAATGTGGAATCTGTTTCATCCCAACTGCTAGGGATTGAATTAAAACTAGCACCCGTAGACCACTTAATAAGTCTTGGGTAATGTGTACCAGCCCCATTTGTATAGTCCATAGCAATCATAAACTGCTTAAACGATCTCAACGATTGACACAAAGCCCCAGAAGGCCAGTTGGCTAAATCTGTTAATCTGTTTGTTAAGGAAGGTGGCCCAACCCAAGCCTGTGGGGAATCAACACCATTGTTAAGAAATACGATGCCACCCATGACACCCCCTGTCCACCCTTTGGATGTATTCATAGAATAATCACCCCCAGTGGATCTTGTCATGTCGTAATGTGTAGAACCTTCTGTTGCGTAAATTTTCTTTTCGCCTGCATAAACAACATACATGTCAGAACTTTGTCTGATAGATGTCATCCAATAAGGCTGTACAATTGGGCTTTCTATCTCACCACTAAAAGCGTTAGTATGACCTAAAAACTTTTCTACAGAGTTTTCATAGAACCTTACATTCTGCCCATCTGAAAAAGCATTCTGCGGAAGTTGATAAGGCAATACATCTTTAACTACGCCTATTTTACCAAGATCAGTTATTAACGGCATTAACTATTTCCCTTTTACTTCTTCATTTTTATTCTTGAGTATGTTTAAAGAAACCCAGTCTAATAACGTCATTACAGTACCCAGAAATTCATTGTCTTTAGCCCAGTGTTTATGCACAAACATAGTTAGCATATTCGCAATTAATACAAGCTCCCCTGCCATCGCATACCAAGGCTGATTTATGAACATGTCCATATTTTAGCTCCTTTTTTTAGTTTAAACTGTTATTTTACCCCAGTAATACCTATCCAAGCGGCTGCGGCTCCTAACGCTGTTGCTATTACTCCACCTATGCCTTGCACTGTTTTGATCTTTGTTTCTATTTGGTCAACACGAGAATGGACTCTGCGTATAGTGCCCTCGTTATCTTCTATTTCCTTGTTATAGTGGTCAAGGAGTTCGTTAATACGCTTATGCCTAAGAGCTTCTATTTCTTCGTGGTTTTTAAACTTTTCGGTGATATGCTCTTTTAAAGAACTAATTTCTTCGCTCATCTTTCGCTTCCTTTTAATTGCCTAATAATACCACCACTATCGCTATTCGTTGCACCCACCATGTACCCAATTATCATGCTATTACACCCTACCACATGTGCTATAAATAAAATCAACCCTAAAGTTTTTACCAAATTTTCTCCTTTATCATCTAGCATCAACCCATACTTTTATAGCAGCATTTACTTCAGTGTCATTCATATCATCTGCGTCTTCTGTTGAATCTACTTTCATTGGATACTTAGCATGAATCGCTCTTTGTCGAGCTTGTAACTGTGCTAATGTGAAAGTCGTTACTGTGTCTGGTACATAATATTCGACACCATCAGGCACGGTGCCAATCAATGTATGATCATCTGGGTTCCCCCAGTATCCACCATCATCAACAAAGTCAGGGATCTTCATTCCCCCCTGTGGTATTGGGTGTAGTTTATATTCTATAATTGTCATACTTTGCTCCTGTTATTTAAAATTAGGGCCAACTGTCCAACATACTATTGAGTGTCTCACGCCTTTAACTACTGGGGTAACTCGATGAAAATCCCGTGAATCAAAACATATAACGCTTCCCTGTGCTTGAATGTCTTGTTGGACTTGTTCTCCTGTAATCTCACCCATGTCTTCCATTGGTCTGCCACCAGAATAAAACTGCAACTCCCCACCCTCAAACGTATTTGGGTTTGATAACACTAGAGTCAATGACAGCTTTCTCGTTTCGTTATTTGGATCAATCCCACTAGCATCTTGATGCCACCCATAAAATCCCCCGTCTTTATATTCCGCAAATTGTATGGCTTGAAAAAATGTAAGGTCATAATGAAATTGCACCTTGTTTGCTTCTCTTAAAAAGTGCCATGCCAGTTCGTTGATCTTGTTATCTTTGTCAGCGATAAAGTGAACTGAAGTTTTTCTAACCTCTGGATCATCTCTACCTTTTTTATCAGAGCCTACTATAGAAGCGTTTTTTAAAATCTTCTGCTTACAATCTGTAACGATCTGGTCGCAAACATCAGGCTTAACCGCCCTTGGGAATACAAAGAACATTATGGCTCATAAGTAAAGTTTTTATCAGCATGTGGGTCAAAGCCTAACCACTCAGCCTGTTGAATTGCTGCCCCTTCATATTTATCTGCAATAGCATCTAAGAATTTATGCAAAAGACTTGTGTCACCTATGTTTGATTTGGATTCTTGCTCAATAAAGGACATGATTTCTTTTTGAATTGCACTGGTACACAGCCCAGATTGTTCTAAATATTCAGCGTTGCCAGTTCCGATTCGTCCTTTTTCTTTCACATCTCTAACAGCTTGCATCGTGGCTCGCTTAATGTGAGATTTGACTTGTGCTTTTTCAAATTCTTCTTCTGTTATATTCCCTAACTTTTCTTTAAGAGCATCGTGCATTTGTGCAAGCGTTTCACATTCCTTTAACGCTCCTTCTACCTTGACTAAAGTTTCCGCAGCTTGTGACTCAAACTCTGCTGCTTCTATTTCTAACAGCAACTTCTTGTTCTCATTAGCTTCCTCTAGCATGTCATCACGCTTGATCTTAGCTTCAGTTAATTTCTTCATATAACCGAACTTAGCCTCAGACAATGCCATCCTCTTACGATTCATCTCTGCACTGATTTGACGCATCCTCAACCAACCATCAGCATTGGAACAAGTCAGGAACTTGAGTGTGTACTGTGAACGACTACGATCCCAAATGCGTTCTGTATATTGAACTTTAGCGATAGCTGTCTCTGCGGATTCTAGATTCTGCTGTAACGTCTTACCGCCATAAGACTTATGTTGAGCTACACCGTTGAAACTTTTTAAAATCAAATCTGTCATAAATTCCTTTTTTTAAAAACTTTGGCCAGCAGCATAATTTCTGGCTACAGTCAAATCTCCTACATCACTGGCATTTGTATCGCTTGCGTATGGGAAGTAATCAATCACATTTGAAAGAGGGTTTCCCCCACCAGATCTATATCCATAAGTTGTTGATGAAGATCCCGTTGTGTATTTATGCTGATCATCTGTTAAATCGCCGATATCCGTACTATCTCCATCTGAACTGTGAGAATATTTGCCGATTTCGTATGCATGGTTACCACCAACAATGTATCCATGTGTGCTTGAACTAGAACCCGAACATCCTATATCGCCACCACGGACTGCGTTCCCTACGTCCGCTGCGTCTCCGTCACTTGCGAAGGCAAATTTATCAATAACATCAACCTCAGACCCAGTAGAGCCACAATGCGTATATCCGTGATTAGGTGATGATGAATGTCCGGGGGAAGCACGTCCGACAGTTAAATTCCCGATATCCGCACCGTTTTGTGTAGCAGACGCAAAACTAAATTTATCAATAACATCAATAGGGCCATTCCCTCCCGCAACATATCCATTCGTTTCTGATGAAGTACCACTCGCACCGCTGTGGTTAGCTGCCAAGTCTCCGACATCACTGGCATTCGTATCGCTCGCAAATGGGAATCGATCAATAACATTACCTGCTGGCTCATTCCCACTAGAATAACCGTGAGTCCCTGAATGACACCCCACAAGATTATAACGGGTTACTGACACATCGCCTACGTCAGTCGCATTACCAGTTGAAGAATAGCTATATTTATCTATTTCATTTGTAGCAGACCCATCATACCCCCCACTACAATACCCATAAGATGTTCCTCCGTATGTCCAAGGCTGTATTGAGTCCTGTGCTTCATCTACGTTAGTCCAAACATTTGCATCCGTAGTTGCATCAGTGCAGACGTAATAATCACCTGTGGCACTGTTTGCCCACTGTGTCCCAAGGACTGCGTTAGTTGTGATTGTTGGATCTGAAGAGCTTACTGTTGCTCCACTAGCAGGAGTGTTGATTACTCCAGATCCATCGTCTGTATTATCGCCTACGATTCCTGACATGGTTCTCCTTTTTTCTTATAAGCGTATTGATGATTTACAATTGCATCAACCCCTATTCTTGTCAGCGAGTGTTTGTGTTCTTCTTTAAAAGTTTCAACCATCTTCTCTAGGAAATCGTGCATTGATTTGACACTTGGCAGCTTATTTTCTTTGAGTTCTTTTTCAACTGAAGCCATATATTCTCTGGTTAACTTTTCACCAACCATTGGATGTACTCCAAACTGTTCCCAATATTCTACGGTTGAAACCGCTATTCTATTTGTGGACATCAAGTTTTGTATGGCTTGGCGAAACCCCATTCTTAAAGCATTGGCAATTTCTTGTCTTTCATAATCTTCCTCATCCCAATCCACTGGTATATTATGAGCCGTTCTAATTTGCTCATACATATCTTGGAACATCCCAATTTCTTTCATCGCATTTTCACAACTAGATTTCATCTCTTCATTTGCTACAGTAGCTTCTTCCGCTTCTACTAGAGACAGTTCAGTGTTTTCCTCTATCCAGACTTTAATCTTTGCTTTATTTTTCTTAGCCGTAAAGTGTGCCTCGATTAAAGCATTTCTTTTAGCGTCGATCTGTGATAAACACTGCTTCATCTGCCGATAAGGTGAATCGGCAATCATTGCTAACGACTGTAGCGTAGAGGTAGTTTGGCTGTTTCTTCTTCCTACAATTTTTTTACCGCGATTTAATTCTGGTAAACGATCACATATCTTCTGCAACCCCTCTTGTGGAATAGTAGTTTCTGGCAACAATTCATTGAGTAACGATTCAGATAAAACCAAACTACTTGTCATAAAGGTACTCCGCTAAAACATCCAGTGTATTGTTTCCCATCGTTGAGATCCCCGAAATCAACGGCATTAGCTGCTGTTACCATCGCCCAGTAATCCAGAGTTACCTGATTCGTAACCCCTCCAGCTCTAACTCCTCTTGTGTCATTTGAACAAGCGTCACACCCTCTAGCCCCAACGGTCAAATCCCCAAAGTCTGTTGCATTACCTGTCGTAGCTATCGTTACAAACTCCATCGTTGTTAAAGCTGAATGGCCCCCAATACTCATAGCTCTTCCACCTCCCCCAACGCCCCCACCGTTGTAATTAGAAGTTGTCCTATCACCAAAATCTGTGGAATTTCCAGTCGTAGCCATCGTTATGTAGTCAATTACGTTTGTTCCTGCCCCACCCATACAAACGCCTCTGGTCTCATTTTCTCCTCGTCCACCCCTACCTCCAGCTTGTGTTCTATCTCCAAAATCTGTTGCGTTCCCAGCAGAAGCAATAGTGATGTAATCGATATCTACGATGTCACTTTCGGATCTGCCCATAGCAATTCCTCTTGTTCCATTTCCCACACACTCAGGCCCATTACCTTGATCTGTGCCTGTTGTTTCATCTCCAAAATCGAGTGCATTCCCAGTGGTTCCGCAAGTAATGTACTCAATTACGTTGGTGTCATTATTGTTCCAAATTACGGCTCTTGTTATATTTGTCACTCCTTTTTTACCGTCGGTATGTGCTACAGCGTTTCCAAAATCTGTTGCGTTCCCAAGAGTAGCAATAGCCCAGTAATCGATTGAATCTTTGCTGTGACCGCAAGCTGAGAATCCTCTGCTACCACGCATTGAAGCAGGAGGGGTTATATCATCACCTGCTGCGTCCACATTAGTCCAAATATTTTCATCCGTCGTAGCGTCAGTCAAAATGTAAAATTCTCCACTCGTGCTATTAGCCCATTGTGTGCCTAATGTTGCATTGGTATCAATTGCTGGGTCACTTGATGAAACTGTAGGCCCTGACGCTGCTGTACCTATAGACCCTGATCTACGACTTGAATTAGTACCTACTGATCCGCTCATAATTTATCCTTATAGTGTTTGGTCAAGATACGAAACAACCACATCCACATTAGCAGAACTAGCAGTTGCCATACATAAATGGTCAGTTCCCTCAATGACGAATTTAGTTGTATGCTCAAATGTTGCATTAGCTGCGAGAGCTTGATCGGAATAGATCTCAAAATCCGTTCCTCCTCCGTCGTTATCAATGTAAATGTCAAATGTCTCTGCTGCCCCTGCGGTTTCACAAATAAGAATTGAGAGAATGGTATAGGTATGACCACTTACACCGTTAATCAATACTGATTCGCTGTTAGTTACTGCAGCGGTATGTGATACTTTTAGTAATTCGCTTGCCATTTAGGTCTCCTTAGAAGCCCAACACTAGGGCTTTACCAGTGCTAGAAATTGATGGGTTCATAATTGTTGATGATGAAGTGATGTTATATGCTAAAATATCTAAATTAGCTCCAAGCTGTGGAGATCCGTCACTAGATATAGCTAATTCAGCAAATACGGGTACCGAACCTGTCCCTTGAGATTTTAAATAATGTCCAGAAGTTCCTGTTGCAACGGTAGTCGCTGCTGCGTCAGCCCCCCATGTAATCAATCGTCCATCGATTCCATCTTTTAAAGCAGAAACAGCTAAGTTCGTTATTACATTATTATCATCATTGATTGTCTTGTTGGTTAATGTTTGTGACCCGGTTAGAGTAGCAAACCCAGTTGACGCAATAGCTGCTGCTGTCCAAGCCGAACCCGTATAAACCATCAATTGGTCAGAGCTTGAGTTAAAATATAAATCTCCCTCAGTTAAACTGTCACCGTCATTATCTGTGCTAGGGTCTGAACTTTTAGCTCCTAAATAAGTATCATCAAATGTATCGGCTGAAGCGGCAGCGGCTGTTGCGGAACTTGCTGCTGCTGTCGCACTTGAAGCACTTGCTGTCGCACTGGTTGATCCTGCACTTGCACTGGATGCGGCTGCTGTAGCTGAACTTGCGGCTGCCGTGGCAGATGTTGCTGCTGCATTTTTTGAAGTAGTCGCTGCTGCGGAACTAGCTGCCCCTTTTATGCTGTAATGTTTTGCTGAATATTCAGAAGTATCTACGGTGTCATCTTCTGCGTTGGTTGCCCATTGTTTAGCCGACCCTTTACCTGAAGCGTCAGTGACACCTGTGCCACCTATAGCATACGCTTTAGCAGAGTATTCACTGCTTGCAACTGTCCCATCTGTTTTAGTAGCCCAGTCTTCTGCTAGATTTTCTATCCAACTTAATTGTCCCGATCCATTTGTCTTTAATATATAACCAGTTGAACCATCTGCTTGAGGCCATTTTTGACCATCCAGTATGATGTCACCTGTGCCATGAGGAGTGATTGTAACCGTCCCATTAGTATCTGTTGAGCTAATCGTATTGCCGTTTATATTGAGATTGTCTATATTTAAGTTATCTATCTTGCTTGAACCATCAACTACTATTGCCTTTGATGCCGTCAATGTTCCTGCGGTGACATCAACAAAATTTAGTTCAGAATGCGTAGAAGTAACAACCCCACCAATACCGGGAAAATCAGTTAACAATACATTCTTTACGTTTCTTATATGGTCATCACCTTCGGATCTTGGGTCAGTCCCAACTGGATTGGTAGCATCAAGATCATCTAGGTGTGTTACGCTTTCTAAACCCATTTATTTCTCCTTACTGTAAACCAACATCTATTACATAAGTACCGTTGTCAGAAGTAAAAGCTAACTTAATATCAACTTCGTCAATTCCTTCAACATCCATATAAAACCATCCAGTTGCACCATCCAAAGCAGAAAGATCACCAGAAGCTCCTAACAAGGGTCTTTTCGGACTTGTAAAATGACCTGCTGTTGCTGGCCCTGCTATAGTTGCATAAACCCCATTAGCGTTGTGTGGTTTTACATCAATCTGGAATTGGTCGAATGCTGCTACTGAAGCAGTCACTAGACAGAAAATTCTTGAATAATTTCTTGTTTGCACTTTCATAACACTGGTTAGTGCTTGATCCAATGTTGCAGAAGTAGCAGTTTCACTGTGAAAAGCCATTATTGTTCTCCTATTTTATGCGGATAATGGCCCAGTCGTGAGTCCACCTTGACCGACAATATACCAGTTACCATTTGTAAAAAGCAGATGCACACTGTCACCAGCGTCTGCAAAAGTTATATTTGTATAGCCACCACCATTGCTTGGGGTTAGTGTCCCGTTACCACCATCTGTCTTGAGAATGACAAACAAATGCTGTCCTTCGACCCCATCAGCTAATGAACCTGCTTGGGCACCTGTAGTAGTCCATTCTGCAATAGATCCCGTTATTGGGATTGCTCCTGCACCACTTAAGGTCGCTGTTTCAGAAGTCATGAATCCCCCTTGAACATCAACCTTGCCACTGCCTTTTGGTATTAGATTCAGGTTGATATTAGAGTCACTTCCTTCAGCAGCTACAGCAGGGCCAGATGAAGCATCTGCATTATGTATTCCTATGTAATTAGCAGGCGTTGATGATTCAGTAAATATAATATATTCATCGCCACCTGCGTCTTTGATTCCCTGTGTTGTGTCTAACATTATAGAACAAGCGTCAAAATCAACATCACCTGTCCCGTTTGGAGCGATTAACAAATCACCGTTAGTATTAGTCGTTGAGATGGTGTTGCCGTCAAGATCAATATTATCTACATTTATTGTGTTTAATTTGCTTGAACTATCTAAAACTAACGCCTTAGAAGCGGCTGCGGTGCCTGCTGTTACTCCGTACAAAACATTTAGTTCAGTGTGTGTTGCACTCATAACTCCACCAATGTTGGGGAAGTCAGTAGTCAGTGCCGTTTTTATGTTCCTGATATGGTCATCACCTTCGCTAACTGGATCACCCACAACAGGATTTGATGCGTTTAAATCGTCTACGTTTGTTACAGATTCTAAAGCCATGATATCTCCCTAATCAGACCAAATTGCGTTAATGGTATTCCAGTTTTGTCTTATATCATTCCAACTCATACCAAGATCAACACTCCATTCAGTCCAGTTATCATCCCAGTTGTCTGAATTTGTATTCCAGTTATCGCTAATGGTACTCCAATATTGTACTTGCGTGGCTCTTGTCCATGTTGTGCTTGCCATCTAAATACCTCTCACATCACTTTTAACAGCCAATGCACCACCAGAATGTCTATCTTTATCATCAGCAGCAGCTATTGCGTCAATTGCCTGATTAAAGTAAAGCCCCCACATTTTTGCTGATTCTGGGTTTTTAACAAAAGGTTCTGCCTCTAGCAATGACCCATAAAGCAAAAGATCGGAGTGATCTTCTAGTAATTTGTTACTTGTTACACTGTCAGAAAGGTGACTGAACTTCCTATAGAATACCATTTCTGCGGTATAAACTCCACCCGGTTTTGGCCCTAATCTGACTTCATCGCCTACTAATGTATAAAACTTAGGTCTGCCAACGCCACTGCCAGTTTCTATTTCAAATCTTTCTGGTGTCATGTAATTCAAGTCTACTGATGGGTTTGTTTTTAATGCGAAATGACGCATCTGTATATAATCATCAGGTAGGCCATAGTATTCTTGATTTGCTACGGTAGACATTTCCGCTCGATGTTCCATAGAACGAACTCTTATATGTCTGTTTATTCTGTCTTCTGCAAGGCTTATGAAATCAGGAATAACATCAGTCAAATCATCTCTGTCTATCCAAGAAGCAATGGAAGTTTTTAGTTTTGCGTAAGAGTCAATAGCCATTATAAATTACAATCTATAGTTCTAAAAAGGCGGTTATCTGGGTCATTGAGCCATTTTCTAAAAGCAACTCTATCGAACCAAACACCACTTTGCATTAATTTATCGACAACAACATTTGGAATAGAAGCAATTTTAGCAAACTCTCCAAAACGTCCACTAGCACTGTTTTTATCTATTGCAAATGCTTTTCTGTCGGCCTTGTTCTTCTTTATTATTTCATCTATATCTTGATATGAAGACATGTGGACATTGCCAGTACCCGTGTCAAACCAGCCTGTGGTCTTGACCATATTACAACCCCAGTCTTCGCTTATTTTAACATCTGACATTTGTGTTTAAACCTCAAAAAATATGATGATAGACAACGCCAATAAAAACAACGCCCCACATAACCCAATTGTACTTGTACATAAGTTCTTTCATATTATCCTCCGTATAAAGGGGAGCTTTCGCCCCCCAATATTGGTTTAACCTAGATTACAGAAGGTCTGTTTTAAGTTCAGATACTTTAGCACTAGCTGCTTCGTTACGAGACTCAAGGGTATATTCCGATAAGAGTAATCTCTTTTCAGCGTCACCCGTCTTAGCAAGGTCATAAACCTTGAAAGGTCGTAAGTAAGCAATAGCCCACATATCTTTCTGAATGATAGAAATAGTACGATCTCGACTGAATCGGGAAGGCACAACTTTCAATTCTCCAAAATCACTGACATAAATATCAGCGGCACCGATGATTGTTCCGGGGCCAGTCCCTGATTGCTCACGATACATTGTGGCAATACCACTGAATTGACTGGATATGTTCTGCTTATTTACAGCACCACAAAGCATCATTTCAGGATCTCCACCAGAAGTCCAAGCTGCTTGTACGGCTGACTTAACCATCGCTTCAGTCAAATCACGCTGCGTTCCATCAGTTATAACATGAGTAGTGCCATGCAAAGCATAACTTGTACCCGATGATTTATTGGTATTAATCCAACTTTCCAAAGCACGAGTTTTGCGTGTCGTTCCACCCGTAGATGCAACGTCTGCTTGAGCTTGGCAAAGAGTAAATTCAATATCTCTTTTTAACTCCTTACCTTTTTTAGCTACTTGGTATGCAATTTCTGACTTCCTACCTGCTTTTAAAGTAGATTCATGCGTACCAGAAATCATCAGCGTTTTAGCACTGATTGTCGTGTAGTTTGTTGCTCTAGTTGTAACAACTGAAACCGCAATGCCTGCTGAATCGTAATCTTCACCTTCAAGCTGTTGGTTTACTGCTGCTGTTGCTAGAGAATCGGTTTGCCATTCATGCGTTGTAGCTGAACATTTAGTTCTGCCGATGTTTGACATGAAAGGTGTTTCTGTTGGACTAATATTATAAATTACATCTGTAAGATCTTCTCTATTACCTATTGCTGATACTATATTTGTACCGGGGCCAACCCCAAAGGTACCTGCCTTAGTTGCCATTTTGATTTACTCCTTAAAGAACTTAAAAAAGGCTACATTAATTCAAAGATTGCAGAAGCTATATCTTCAGTTCTGCCGCCTCGTTTTTTAGCCAAATTTAGTTTAGTTTGAAATTTCCCTGATTTACTATCACGGTTTTGAGTATTTTTACTACCACCTTTAACTACTTTAGGGACTTGCTTTATTTTCTTCGGATTTGATTTTTGGATTTTGTCGTATAACCTAGCCTTGTTTAATATCAACAAGCTCCTATGGTCTGTGACTGCATCCAAGTCCTCTTTGGAATACCCGATATTCCCAGCGTATAACTTAAGCTCCTCGCTTAACTTTGCTCTCTTATCCGGGTTCTTCCAGTCAGGCAATTTATCACCTAACAAATCCATTTCTTTTGCCACAAGCTCCTGATGTTGCCTTGCGTATTGCTGTTGTTGTTGATGAGTAACTTGCTGTTGCTCTTGGGCGGCCTTTTGGTGTCTTCCTTCTATGTCACGCATTTCTTCTTTTCGTGTCATATAACCAATAGGGTCATCCTCTTTCAACTGTGCCCAGTCAATATTATCGTATTGCTGGTATTGCTCATTCATCAACTGCTGAAATTGGGTCAATGCTTGGTTATACTGTTGCCGTTCTTGGACTACAGCTTGCCTTTCATTGTCAAACGACCTTTTTTCTTCAGCAAGGCTTTGAGTTTTTTGGGTGTAATCAGCACCTTTTTGATAGCCATTTTTGAGTTCTTCAAG